TACTCGTATGCCCTGGCGAGTGCCGAGTTCATACGATCTGGCTTATTTGACAGTCTCCATAACTCTGCTTCTGCAAACTCCAGGATCGCATCGTGGAATATGGCGTTCAATTCACAGTTCACTGCTGGTGAAGATGTTGTTAATACAGCAGGTTCTTTAAGGTAATAACAATCCACATTGGCTGTATTGTTGTAAATGTATATCCTACCCTTGAACACAAAGTAAACAGGTTCGGTCCCATTAAAGGATACATACCCTGTTGTAAAATCTTTGACCATATCAAAGGATACTTTTCGTATAAAATTGCTATCATTGATCCGTATTCCTAATATTCACAGTGGTCCACCGAATGGCTCTGATGCCAGGTCTCCTGCCAGAGTTGGTGTAAAATAACTTTTAAAGTGTGTGTCTACATCGTTATCGGTAGACATGGATATTCCAGTTTTCAAGATATGGAGGTCTGTAAGTAAATGTGGGTTTAGTGCCTGAATCACCTTGTCCTGGGCACGATTCAAGTATCGTTCCTTGATGGTATCAGAAAAAAGGTCTCCTGCCGAGTCCTCCATTCTATCTCCCAATATGGTGTTCATTTCAACTGTTGTCATAATTTCTCCAGGCTAAATATCCCCCTCCTTAAAAAAAGAGGGGGATATTTCGTTATTCAGTTACTTAAACGCCAGGAGCGTAAGTAGTTGAGGATTCTATTCCAGTAATAACACAATGAGCCCTTCTATTTGTTGCAATCATGTTACCATATGTATGAACTTTCTGCACAAATGTATTACTTTTTGTATCTTCGATCATATCAGATGCAGTGAACTTTGCACCAGAGTTAAAGAACATATGTAAATACTCTGTGTTTAGAAAATAAATACGACCATCAAATCCAAACTTGTCGTTTGATCCATCAGCCTGATCTTGTGCTGTAACTATATCCTGGTCAGCAACAATATCAATACCTCTAAAGTTTAATCCAGTGAATCCCATTGAACCCATTCTTTCAGACATCTTACTACCTGTTTTTCGTGGATCTAATTCGTTTTCTATAAGATCATACAATTCCTGGGAGCAAACAATAAGGTCTGGGTTTTCACCAGTTTGTGCTTTTGCATTTGCAACTCCTCTGGCTAACATTTTTAAAATGTAAGTATCTTTAGAAGCATCAACCATATCTGCTTTTGCAATATATCCACTTGTTCCAGCATCTGGATTATCATCACTAATATTACCAGTTGATCCAGCAAAATCAGTCGGATCTAATACTGGTGTTGTCCAGAACTGATTAGAAGCAGGAGAGGCTACTGTAGCAATACCACCTACTGTTGCATCTGCATTATTAAGTAATACGCCTAATGGATTAAAGGCTTCAGCAGGGCTTAAAGAAGTTGCAAATAAATTCTCTGCAACAGTCTTTTCCAAACCTTTTTGAAGGTTCTTTACTTTTGCACCAACAATGTTCTTAATAGCCTGTGGACTATTCATTAACAATGTCTCTTCCTTTGTTAAAAGAAAATGACCTGTTAGCATTGTAGGTTTGTACGATGCTGTTTGTGCAATGTCAGCCAATGCTGGTGTGTATGATGATCCCAAACCATGCTTATCACCAAATACACCTACACCACCAGATGCAGATTCTACTGGTACAACGATCTCACGACCATTGAATGTTTTTGCCTTTGCCTTCAGTATTGCAAGTAATGGATGACTTTTCTTAAAGATGTTATCATACAAAACAGGCATATAATACTGCTGAATAAGGGCACTTAATGAAGCGGATCCTGTTCCACTTACGACTATGTTAGACATATTATGTCTCCTTTATTTCGGTATTTATGTGTTAAAAAAAGAACCAACATCAATGTCATCATACGAAGTGATCTTGCTTTGCTTGTCACTTTTGACACCAACGCTTTTCTTTACGTTTACTGGTACAGATGGTTTTGGTTTTGCTTTGATCTCTTCTTTTGGTTTGTCAAAGTTCATCACCTTGTAGGCTTCTTCCAGGGTAAGCAGTCTCCCATCCTTCTCATGTCTTTCGATTGCATAATCCAGGACTTCCTGGGTTTGCTCATTGTCCAACGAGTAGGTTGATTTGAGATCTGCCATTGACTGGTCCAAGACCTGTTGTGCTTCCATCTGTGCCACTTTATCCTGGGCTACCTGTAATTCAGATTCCCAGGGGTTCGGAAGGTCTTTATTATCCATCTGTAGGGACTGTTTAAACAGTTGCCCTGCTTCTTTACCAAGTTCATCTTCAATCGCTTCTATAAGCGTTTCAGAGAAATCTTCCGACTCTTTTATTTTCTCCACCAACTGCACCAAAGGCTCTACTGCCCTACGCTGATCGGCTACTTCCTGGGCTTTCTCCGTATTGGATTTGCTCCAGTCATGCCTGTTATCAGCATCTTGTTTCCAGGATTCTATGTCAGATAAAGTGTATCTTGAGCCATCTTCTGATTCAAAAACGACATCATCGTCTAATGCCTCATTGTCACTATCCGTATCGGTTTGCTCTTGTTCACCTTCTGAAAGTTCCTGTTCTGGTTTATTGGTTTCGGTTGTTTCGGCTGGTTCTATTGACTCTGTGGTCACAGCCTGTTCTGTATTTGATTCTTGGGTTGATTGCTCCCCGAGGAGTTCTCCAGGAATCGAAATATTGTCGTAGTCATCTGTAGATGGTTGCATTTCACCTACCATTGAATCTCCACTAAAATTTCCTACCGTTATCTTTTCAGATTCAGGTTGTACGTTTAAATTATTTGTTCCTACTATATTGATTTCAGACATTTTATTTTCCTTTCAGTTGGTCTTTCGACACTGGTTTGGTTGCAAAGAACATGAGTAGAACCGTTCTTTTTCCTTGATGTGGTTCTACCATATGCCTTACAGGGTTATTAAATTTTCCTGCTGTATAACACACGCCATTCAGATAGTGGTCCTTTACTTCTTTTGGTTCACCATCTACTTCAAAATATATACTTCCACCTGTAAACTCACCTGGATCAGATAAAAGAACTGTTGTACCATATTGACACCAAGCCATATGGTTATCCTCAAACTTTCCATTGACCAACTTACAGCCATCAAAATGCCATATATGTCCCTTTGGGCGTGTCTCAATTCGCCAGTAACTGGGACTTTGCAATATAAACTCCTGGTCATTTATCATTGATTGGTAGCGTTTTGCCACTTTTTGGATCAATTCGTGAGAAAAGTCAGATTTCATACCCTTTATTCTGCCCATATTCTTTAGTTTATGTGCTTCGTTAGGGGTAAGTAAGCCTAAATACTGTTGATACAATTAATATCCTTTAGAAGGAGCGTTTCTCATTTTACCTTTCTTCATTCTATTCAATTTCCATGAATTAAATTCAGCAGGTGACATATCTCCTGGTGATTTAGTTGTGTCGCTTTTAGCGGAACTCTTGCCTTTTATTTTTGACATTGCTTTCTTATAAGCCTTCATTCCTGCTTCAGTGTATTTAAACTTTTTTTTCTTACCTTTGACTTTTAGTTCTGGCATTGTATTTCCTTATGTTATGTGATGGGCAGAGTTAAACCTCAAGCCCTGGGTTGGTCCATTTCTGGATTCTCTCCCTGCCCACCAACCAATCCTGCTACGGTTATGATTCGTTCCTGGATGTCTCCAGGTAGTTGTTGAAAATCTGGTGATTCTGCAAGTGCTGGATTCTGCATTATTAATTGTGCCAATGCTTCTTCCCCTGGTCCTCCTGGACCTTCTTGCATTGTTTGTTCAACCAATGCACCTAACTGCTGTTGCATCTGTTCAACCTGCTGTATCTGTTGTTGTGGTGGAACCTGTTGATTCCTCACATACCAATTCTGTATAACATCTTGCTTGTCGGATATGTTCAAGGCATTGACCACCTCTTCAATACCATAGACACCAACCTGATATAATTCCAGGGCTCGTTCTTCATTGGCAACTCGTCCCTGTGCAAACCTACTACCTGTGGTAACGTCCACATCAAATTCACTATCCTGGAGTCTCTTTGCAGTCCCAGGATCAAACTCTGGTGTTCCTTCCATATTGCCATCTGCATCGTATACAGCCATCGGATTAAAATCGGTAAACTCAAACTGTCCTTCTGCATCTCGTTCTCTAATAGAACGTATCTCTTAATCAAAGGTCAATATCATCTGGACCATATATTCACCAATTTCTTTAGTAAGCCTTGCTACTTCCTTATTGATCTTAAATCGTTGCCTGGTCTGACTGGCTTCTTGCAATGCAACAATGGCTCTACCTGATGTTACGCCACCTGGCTTACGACCTTGAGTTACATCGTTCACACCAGTAATACTTTCCATGAATTGACCGACTTGGGCAATGTAATTTTGTATGTATCCTGGTATTGGAGGTGGAACCTCAAAAGTTACGTCACTTGGATCTACTACAGTGATCTCTTCACCTGGAGCCCCAGTTATTGGTCTGGTCATTTGCCCTTTGGCTCGTTGAGTTACCTTTCTAATTGGAAATCCCATCTTTCTAATGTTCTCATTAACAGCACTAAAGGTCTCATTCAATGCTTTGGTCTGTGTGCGAACCAGGTCTACCTCACCTATTCCCCAGAAATTGTGTGGTGATTTGTAGTTAGACACCATAAATACTGGCATCCTGTACAATTCCAATGGCTCATCTACCACTAATTGGTCCCCAACAACTATGGTATGCCGACCATTTGGATACTTCTCTTTATCTTGCTCGTTAGAATAACACTCAATGACCAATGCCATGTCGTATTCACTTTCTACATTGGCACTTTCTATGCCACCATTATCGTTTACTTTTTGATATGCTTTATAATCATCCAACTTTCCTTCTGCTGGAGCCTTAATACCAAATTCTCTGTATATCCTGGATGTTTCCATTGGCACAGCAAACATGAAGTATTCACCAGACTTGAGGTCCAGGTCTGTTGCATATGGATGGGGTACTACTGTAAATGGATCAATGACCTGAACATCAAATCCTTTAAACACGCCTTCATCGGTAACAATAGGCAATATCTGTAAGAATCCGTTGCTATAAATAAGACTATCTTTAACCGCCTGTAATATCTGTCCATATAGGTCAGTTTCTTCTACGATCTGTTGGAATCTCTTCTGCATCATCTCACTAAAGAAGATGTCATTCTTTTCCCTGGGCATTACATCTACTGTAGGCTGAAAATCATTAATAATAGGCAATATGGTCTCTACTACAGCCAAAGGAAAGTTAAATATCATCCTGGACTGACTCTCTGCACCCTTTGTTGGGTTAGCCCAATGCCTACCATAATACAGACGTTCATTCTTACGCCATCTATCTGCTTGACTTGCTCTTGCTTTCTTGCTCTTATCAAGCCAATTCTGTACCTGTGGTATTCGTTCTGCTACATCTGCGATCTGGTCTAAAGCAGACTGCTGATCTGAAGCATTTGTGTAATCCATTCCTGCCATTATGCTTTCCTTGATGCCATACTGTTCGCAATTAAGTTTGGATACTTCCAACCCTTACTGGCACTGTATGATTTTGCCCAGGCTATTTGCCCAGGAGTTAATTTCTTACTCTTTTTCTTTGGATTTTTTTTATCCCAAAATGCTTTAGGCATTCCATAACTCCTTCCTGTACCAGTAATTTGCACTAAACTTATCAGATGCTGTGCTTTGACCGCTTTTATTCTTAATTCCTGCACTTCTCTTTAAATAACTATCTCGTGCTTTCTCGCTGTAATTATGCTTATAACTTTTATGACCAAAATTAATTACTTTGACCTTGCCATTTTTTTTGGCTAATACTCTCTTCTTAAATCGTCCAGAACCAGTATACTTCTTTGGCTTGTTGTACCCTGGAAAAGTTTCTCCTCTATGCTCTACTGACATTAAATATTATCCCATTGTGGCTGTGAATGGTCTACATCAACTACAATACTGTCAATAAACCTCTCTGTATCGGTCTTGGTATCAGGTTTCTTGGCACTTCGCACTACCTCACCTACCAAATACCTCAAACTATCTACAGCGTGATCATCCTTTTTCAATGGTTTCTCTGGTGAGTTCAGGTCCATCCTGGATGCACTTGGCTGTTCCCATTGGTAATTGACCATTTCTCTTCTCAAGTTCTCACAAGACCTGGTCATAAATATCTTATTTCTCTTAATGTACTCGGTGACTTTGTCTATACCACCCTGGACATCGTTATTCGCACCAATAACAGGGATGTTCATCTGTCTATATCTGTTGCCTATGGTCTCTGGATCGTCCTTCTTTCCTGCACCAGTAGATGGATCGATCACATACGTCTCATATCGTCCTTCATTCTGATAAGCATTAATGGCTCTACAATGGTATTCAGCATCTTGCCCTGCTTCGTAATGCTCTCTGTATATCCATATCTTATCATCGTTATCTACAGCACCCCACAATACAGCAGTTGGGTTGGTCCTCCCATGATCGATGGCAATAAATCTTCGCCAGGAAGGATCAGGGTTAAAATCGTTCACCACATGAATACTTGGTTCAAAGTCTGGGTATATCTGCCCCTCAAAGGCATCCCAGGATCCGTACAGATACCTGTTGATCCATATTTCGTTATAATTCTTTTTAAGGCTTTCAATGTACCCATCAGGTAGGTTGTCCTTGTTCTCTTCTGTCTTGGCATTGAACATGATGTTACCAGGAACAGGATCATGTATAAATCGATGCCAAACCCAGTTATGCCCTAATGGGTTTCCTGTGATCCAGCATTGCGGAGTGGATACCGCCCTTAAACGACCAAGAAGCGTAAGAAATACCTCTTCAGATACTTCTTCAGCCTGGTCTATGTAGAACCACCCCAGGTTTATCGATAATAGTTTTGCAGGATCATCCAATGACCTGAAGATGATCTCATGTCCATTGGCGAAGATGCACCTGTTTTCCTGCTTTTTGTACTCATAGTGTACACCTGGTAAGAATCCACATAAGTGTAATAGTTCAAAGAATGTTCGCTGTGTTGAATCTCTTAATTCTGGATAGGTCTGCCTGGCTATCATCCCTAATTGCGGAGGTTGTTCAGGATCCATCACTCTGGTTATCCCTTTCAATATCCCTGCAAAGGTCTTTCCATTACCAATACCACCAAAGAAAGCAACCACTTGCTCTTCACACTTGATGAACTTGGCTTGATTTAGATTGAGGTTGATTGCTTTAGACATCTGCAAGGTTAATGTTAATTACTGGCATTTTTATCTCACCATCCACCTTGTGCTTATCTGTAAACATTGCCAGGTGTTTGCCCTGGAGTTCACTTGCTTTTAAACTGACATTGTACTGTTCGCTTCCCTCTGCCTTATTTCTCACTCTTTCAATGTCTTTCAATACTTTTTCTGCTGTTAATTCAACCTTCTTCACTCTAATCGCTTTTAATCGGTCTATTTCGCTTTTAATGACAGGTTTTGCCAGGTTCTCTGATCCTTGCCTGTTTGCTGTTCTTTCGCTGTATCCTGCTCGAATACAAGCCTGTGTAGCATTGAGGTCAATAAGGTATTCTTTGCAAAACATTAATTGTTTATCTGTTAGTTTAGGCGTAGCCAATCAATACCTCTCTTGGATGGAATCCTGCCTGGATCGCACTGATCGCCAAATGAGCCCAAAGTACCTGAATATCTTCAAAGTCATCAAATCCGTAGTCTACTTGGATGGTGGGTTCATAACTCATCCCAGTTTGCCTGTGGTTGTTCATCTGGCTTGTTTAAATCTAAAAAGGGAGAAGGGGGCTTATTTGTCTGACCTCGATGGTAAACAAAAGCCCCCAGGAAAAATGCAGTTAGGGTAATGATACCCTGTGCTATATAGAACGAAACTTCACCCATTATTGTAGACAATTTCCGAATAAGCGTTAGCCAATTCCATACCCAAAAAATGCTTATTATCAATGTTCATGGCAGTAGACACAAACCACTCTTTCCTTACCATAGGTTACAAAGTTATTATAATAAAGTATCTTATCCTCCTTATTGCCATTTCCTTTCTTATGGTACTCCCAGCATCGGTTACATACAATGCAATACATGATGTCATCATCGGCTTGACTGCCTGTCCTGCTTCGTTTATTTTTATATTTCTTATTACGCAATCTGGCTTTGGTCAGGTTTTCAGTTGTGGTCTTTATGATGTGATCGATCATGCTACTGTTTTTATCTTAAATCCAATCTTTTCCAGGATCTCTGCCTCGCTTGGCACTGGGTTTTTTTTTGGCTTTGTAGGATTATCCTTTGATTTCAACGTATTGTACTCCCAGGGCTTCATAAACTGGTCACCACACTCACAAAAGGTTTCTTCAGCAGTGATCTGCCCCTTGACCTCTTTGGTCTTATCACAACCAAAACAAATGTACTTGGTCTTCTTCACTTCCTTTGGGGCTTGGACCATCGCATTTTGTTTACTGCCATTGCTAAAACTGAAAGCATTGACATTGGACTTCCAGGTATTCATTCGCCTGGACATATCAAATACTTTCTCCATCTCCCATCGCATCTTCTTACCACCTTCATTGTGGGCTCCCCAATGATTGATGAACTTATCCATCTCCTGTTTAGGCAATCCTTTATCCAATCCCATCTTGTGTACTTTTTCTGAAAAGATTGCAAATCTCTCTTTGAGTGTGGGCGTTGGTTTTTTTTCAACGCCACTATTATTTCTTTTATTTGTTTTATTATCTTTTATTATAGTAGTACCACCTACTGTACCACCTACTGTACCAGCTACTGTACCACCTTGTGTACCAGCTACTGTGTCAGCGTGGCTCTGATATTTGTCATAATTCACGATTTTCACGAGGGTGAACCCATAATCGGTGTGTGTGTCAACCATCGTGTCAGTTTTTAGACGATTTATGAATTTTATTACAGTATTTTTGCTCCAACCCCATCTCAAGGCTAATGATCTGTAGGATGCTGGAAACTCACCTCTTTTTATTAATACAATGGCTTCTTTGTATGGCTTTTTCTGTTCATTGTAATTTGCCATCATCAACATATCCATCCAGGCTTGTAGGTACTTGGGATCCTTCCAAAGCCAATGATCTCTTATTTGTTTGTGTATGCTTATCCATCCTTTCATAGTGGAAACTCCATGTATCGGTAGAACCAATTCCTACCCTGTTCCTGATTATTCTTTGCTGTTTCAACTGCCAACAGCAAAAATTCTTCTCCCTTGTATGGCACATAGGCTATGATGTCCTTTGGTTTGTACCAGATTGCTATCACATCTATTTTGCTCTTTGTGTATTTTGCTAATTTGATCTCTATGCTACTGTTTCCCCTCAAGGTTGCCCTGGCTTTGACCTGTACCCTCTTGAGTTTCTTTCCTGTATCTACCACCAGGTCACATAGATTATCATCTACTACGCTTTGATACACATCCAAACCCTGGTTAATAAGTAGATCACGACTCACTGCCTGTTCACCTTCCCACCCGAATCGCTTTGTTCCTGGCATTAATTTTCTTTAAAATTGTATTTAAAGTTTTCTTGCTCAACATCGTGTAACACATCCCTTAACTTTTCTGCCCCTACACAATGATCGTAAGTAGGAAAGAAATACTGCCAGGTTCCCCCTGCCATATTGATATGATAAAAAAAGGCGATACCTACCTTACCTGTATTCTTTTTAAACTGCACATAAGCAGTAGACTCACTTAAAGGATGTATGCTTTTTACCTGAAAGGTTTCCTGCATCGTATTCTTTTCCCTGTCTGGTCTACTGAAATTAAAAGCAACCTTATCTGCCTTCTCTCGAAGTGACAATGCCATTACCTTCTTCATTTATCCACCACCTGTTTGATGATGGTGCAAAATCGTAGGTTGCCCATCTTATTATTGGTATGGTCCTCACACAGATCCTGGATCCTCTTTAACTTGGTAGCCAGTACCTGGTTATCTCTCTTGTGCTGATTGCTATCTTCTATGACCATCTTCAATCGATCATAGACCTTATCAAACTTCTTTCTGCTAACTAATGGTAGTTTCAATGTTTATCCTTTAATATTTCTTTACATAATTCTGCTGGGACCATAGACCGTTCATAGTTGCCCTTTAATCCTTGTGTTCCTGTCTTACTTCCCCTGGGTGCTGGTTCGTGATGGCAATCAGGGTTTCCATTCTTACATACTGCTTTTGGTGTCCAGTGCTCATCGTTGGTCCATATGTCTGTAGGCTTTGCCCTGGTGTCCCCATACTGGCAGTACCATACTGTATGCCTTATAGGGAGGTCCTGGACCACATCTAACTTTCTCAACACACCCCTGGGATTCTCTATATACCAATACGTTGGCTTTAAATTCTCTATGATATCCTTTGCTTTCTGGACCAATGCCATGCCTATAAAGGCTTCTGCTCTTTTAGGCACATATGCACCCTTACCGCCTTTCCAATAATGTCCTATGGATGCAACAGAAAAGGATGTACATGGTGGCGATGCCCAGATAATATCTGGATTACTTGGTAGTTGTTTGACATTGACATTAAGTATATCACCTACCATGTCCATTCCTTCAAACTCATTGATGTCTGTGCAAAAGGTGTCGTGCCCCAGGTCCATTGCAACTTTTGTAAAGGACCGAGAACCAGCAAATAGTTCCAACGTCCTCATTCAATACCCTTGATCTGCACTACGGTCCTGGGTTTATTTGAATACTTCTTAATGGTTTTCAAGTGACAGATCTGGCTGTCATCTTTATAGAACACCCCATTCAAGGCATCCAATACCAGCTTCACAAGGTTATCGATGTCTGCCCTGGATGTATGCCAGGTCGGAGCATTATCTTTTAATATATGGGAATACTTGCCTGTTCGATAATGACTCTTTGGTCGCTTGACATAGAACTCAAGTGTCATTGAGATAGGTCCATATTGAGGCGATTTGGGAGCCATATTTAGCACAGATGCTAAAAAATAGCGTTTATCCGCCTTACTTGGATCGTAGGTGTGTCCGTTTCTTAAATGTTTGTGTCGTTTAAGGGCAACTGGTGAGCCCTCTACAGTTAATTCTATCATATGGTATGTGGTTACCGTTCATTGTTATCGTCTTAAAAATTCTGAAATTCTATCACAAGCAAAAGGCAGAAAGATCAGGCTCAATACCAAGATTCCTACACTGGTTGCAAAGGTCCAAAAATTCAATATCCATTCGTATATCATTCTTCCTCCTCATATGCTATACTAATATCTTTTTGTCTTATTATTGATATTTCTTGCCATTCTTGATTTTCCATATTTGAACAATTACTAATGGAAATTTCTACTGGCTCATGTATTTTCCATCCAAGTTCTTTAATCAGTTTATGTGGTATGTTTACAACATCAGCAGATGTTCCTTTTAATAAACCATTTACGAATTGATCCCCATTTATTTCTTTCATTCTTCCTCCTTACTTACATCCCAACATCTATTGGCATACTCTGTAAGTCTGTCTACCAACTGCTGGGCGTGGTTTACTTTATCGTAATCCTTTAATTCCTTTCCTTCCAGGATCACCTTTCCTAATCCTTCCATGATCAAGGTCATATCATAGGTAGTAATGCTGTTTGGCTTTTTTTCGTGTCTCCTATGCTGTATCTGTATCAAAGCACAGGATAGGTACACCGCAAGGTCCAGACTCTCTTCAAGCCCTTCCTCTACCATATCCCTTTTATCTTCCAGACTGATGGTATCGCCATATTTCTTGGCTCCCAGGTCCAACCGCTTTTGGACTCGGTCTATAACCATTTCATTGATCCGCTTTGAGTCTTCCATATTCTTTTCTTAACCTATGTATTAACTTTGAAAAATGTTCTGGAGAGACTTGCCACAGTGGAAGCCATCCCACTGTCATCCTTTTTAACTGTAAAGTTAATTTTATACCAAGTCCCTCTGGATAATCCAGTTGGGCTCTTGAGTATGCTATTTGACAGTCTCTCCATTTCTTGTTTCCTGAATAGTCTTTAGGCAAATTGCTTTAAGACTGTTTCTGTATTCACATCCAGGTCTTTAATATTACTCAATACCCAGCCAATGTATTCACGATCTTCATCTGCAACCTCGGACCACATTTTACCTTTATGCTTTTTAAAATTGCATACAGCATCCAGTTTAAACTCTTCTTTGGACACCACTGATTCACCATTCATCTGACTCTTCGCTTTGTCTACCTGGCTTTGCAATGCTTCAGTTAGATCAGCATTACGCTTTGGCTGTTGCTGTGGAAACTGGCTACCATCATTTTTTGTTATGGTCCCATTTGTAGATTGCTTCTGTTGATACCTTGCATTTTCTACTTCATTAGCAGAAGCATACTCTTCACCACCTAACCCAATACTTGCCAGGGCTCTACCTATTGCAGATGTTTCGCAGTTCTCCAGGGCAGACGTACTATTGATCCTACCTTTGGTCCTATCTTCTTCTGCAAATCCATTACCAAACACAAAGAAGGTTGGATTCTCTATCTTATCCTTTGCACTGATCGTAGCCTTTACCTGGACAATGTTCTTTTCATCCTTAACGACTTCAGTGGTTATCGCTGTTATTTTATTATTGTACCGTTCATAAAAAAGATTGATCCTTTCTGCAACGGTCCTATACTCTTTACCATGTATATTTACTGACATACTCTCTCCTATTATTTAAGTCTTAACACTCTAATTGGACCACCTTCCTTGAGATACTCCTCATAAAGATCTGGATGGTCCTCTTTAAATGTTTTTTGATTGAACGATGTCCTGGGCTTACTATTTCTCCAGGTAGCAAGAGTATCCTCACCATAGGTAAGGGACTCTGCATCTTCCATCGTTTTCTTAATGTCCAACTCCAACTCCTTGATGGATTGGTCCATTTCTTTTTTTGTAGCCTTGAACTGCTTCAAGGTCTCTATCTTTGTAGCCAGTTCAGGTGATGCTTCCAGGCTGTGTCCATTTGCCTCTGGATAGACCTGTTTGATGTCGTTATCGGTTACTGGCTTTGGTGGGACCTGGGTAACGATATGGTCCAACCAGAATGAGACACACTTATTTATAACCATGTTGGCAAACTCCTCATCATAATCATAGGTCTGTATCTCAAAATTCTCTACCCCAGCATAACCAAAAGTCAGTATGGCTACATGAGCCTTCCTTAACCCTTTTATAGCCATCTGTCCCTGGATCTGGGTATAGTATTGTATGGGTAACTCTGCACCCCAAGACTCCCTGGCAATGGTGGATGCGGTTTTAATCTCAAGAACTGTTTCGATGCCATCTTCACTGTGACATACTCCATCGAGATTGGTTGCCAGGAAATCATATTTGGGATGAAATCGTACATAACCATCTACTGCTACCTTACATCCTAATTGTTCCTCTACCCACTTTGCGATCATGGGTTCAATGTCTCTACCTAACTTCATTCGTATGTTATCAAAAGGCTCATAGCCATTGACCTTTTCACACCATACATCGTATGGGCTTTTATACTTGGTAAATAATCCTGCAATAACAGACCATTCACTGGTCCCCAGATAACTCTGTCTTAACTCCAGGTCCAGGTCTGGTCCTTGTTTGATTGGATCTCTCATGTTATTAACTCCCTGGTGACATAAAACAAAAAGGAAACTGTAATAAGCAGTATTAACAATGCTTCAAATATGTCACAGGCTTCTTCAAACCACTTCATCTTCTAACTCCTCTCCACAATCAGCACAAAACCAATAGGTCATGTACTGATGGTCTTCTGGTCCATAATGCTCTTCACCTTGCTCCACTTCATTATGCTCACAAAAGATTGCCCCACCTGGTTGTAGTTGTGTTTGCGGAGCGAGGCTCGATAAGTCCTCTCCAGATGGGGCGGAGCGTGTTCTATCTAAATCGTTTTGAAATGGGAATGGCATTACTTACCCCCTGTAAGAGATTTTCTATACTTAACACAATCACCTCTTTTTTTAGATGCCATTATTGTATTGGTTTTATTGATCTCTCCTGTTCTTCCATCTATGTCTGTAACTTTTTTTAGTACATACATACTATCTACTTGATAATCATCTATTTCAACAATACTTCGTGTAATTATATATGTCATTTCCTCGCTCCTGTTTTTGTTTATTACAATGCAACCTGGAATACATTGCTCTCTATGTATCGCTCCAGGTCACTTTTCTTTACTCTGTAAAGTCTTGAATTAAACTTCATTGCTGGTAACTCTCCAGCCTTCACCAGGATCAACACCTGTTGCCTGGATAGCTTTAAAACCTTGCCCACTTCTTTAATTGTGAGCATTTCTAAATCTTTATAGTTGCCAATAGTTGTCATAAGTTGTATGTTTTTGTTATGATTATGTTAATTAATTAACATTAATATAATAGTTACTATTTAGTTAACAAAGTAAAATTTTTAACTAATTGAGCAGGATATACAAAAGAAAAGGTTCGCCTCATTGGTGGTATACAGCAGGAACACCACCACATAGAATACAAAAATCTACTGGGACACAAGATAGAAAGGTAGCTATCCGCATCCAGGCTAAATGGGACCAGGAGATTGCACTGCAACGATCAGGAGTAGAAGTAGCCACCATAAACCTACAGATACCCTTTAGGCAATACATTGACCAGGTTATGAGTAACAAGGGTAAGAAACAGGCACAGTGTATCAAGTCAGCCCTTAATGTATTTATGAATATGAACAAAGGGATTACCAATAAACATTTGACCTCATTCTTTTTACAGGAATACTTTGCCAAGCGTAAGGCAATGGGAAGATCACCAAAGACCATTAATGAGGACCATAAGACCATTAGCAACTTTTGTGAGTGGATGATCATAATGGGTTATATGTTAAAGAACCCTACAAGTGGTCTAATTCGCCCTAAATTGGTCAAAGTTCGCCCCAGGGAAGCATTTACCAGGGAAGAGATAGACTACGCTTTAAACGAAGCCTGGTTGGACCACGATAAAAGATTCTGGTCCCTATTATATAAATCTGGATTACGAGCAGTAGATGCCTGTACGCTGACCATCAACGACATTAATGGGAAGTTTATTCAACTATCCCAGGAAAAGACACAAGAGTATGATCAGCCAAGAGTTGTTGTGGTCCCCTTACATGACGATCTAAAGAAGATGGATATATTCAACATAATAAAACCTGGATCCATTGGTAACTCCAGGGAAAGACTTAAAAAGATATTAGGTAAAGGCGATCTGCATACCTTTCGCCATTCATTTGCATCTCACCTGGAAGAGTTTGGTGCTACCAGGTGGGATACCAAATGTTTATTAGGTCATAAAGCTGATGATGTGACTGCTCAATATGTTAAGATTAATGTAGGTAGACTATCCCCTATTATAAATCAACTATAATAAAGAACAATTTGCCTACCATAATGTAACCCAAATTGTGGAAATTAAGGGAATAGTCAGGGAATAGTCAGGGAATAGTCAGGGAATAGTCAGGGAATAGTCATTGTCACATTTTTGTCACATTTAACTTCCCTGTTCTCTCGCAAACTCTGCACAACTTATAACAACTCCAAATAACAAAAAACCCCTCTAAAAAGAAGGGTTTGTTGTCAAGTACGCCCGGGAGGATTCGAACCCCCAACCTTCTGGTCCGTAGCCACAAGTTATATCTTATATATAGTGACTTACAAGGATGTGTCACATAATAAATGTGACATTAGACTCTTAATGCTCTCCTGAACCAGCCAAACCAATACTTCTCCTGGCTGGATTTCTTTAATACTATGTTAGCAAACTTCAATACCCTGTATGCCCTTAATCGTTCAGGCTCCAGGTTCTTACAGGCTCCAAGCGTTGCTGGTCCAATCCCACCATCTACTGCTATATCATAGGTGTTCTTTCCATTACAAGCTTGTTGCAATACCCTGACTGCACCCCTGCGACCAAAGTTCACTACCATATCAAAGTATATTTCTCTTATTTGGGCTGGGACCTGGGATGCTTTACTGGGAATCCAATAGTCATTATAATATATCTCTTTAGCATCTCGCTCTGTTAGGC